GCAAACAACTCGTCGATTTCCTCCTTGCTCGCGTCCAGTAATGCGCTCAAAGCGGCGTCCTTATCAGCCGGCTCAACGACGTAGGTCAGCAGAAACTGGCACAGCTTTTCAAAGCGGCGGATTTCGCTTGTCTCAACCTTTTGCGATTCCTGGAAGTCCGCGAAGGCTTTCAGTCGGCGCAGATAGCCCGGCGTCTTATCATTCGGTAGTTCAAACTTCAGAATATCATTCACAAGTGCCCTTTCTATGGCAGCGCGGCTAAACTATTTTCAATGACAGCCTGGAACATCTGTCCAACGGTGGCGTTGTAACGCGCCCGGAATGTGCCGGAGACAATGTCGTTGCCGTCCTGCTCGCCCAGCACGTCAAAACTTTCCCACTTGCCCGCCAGGTGCAGCTTCAGCGTCTTGCCGGTAGTACCGTCAAACTGAAGCGTGATAATGCGCGGAGTGCCCGCCCGCCAAGCCGCCTTTTCCGCAATCGCGGCGGTGTCATGTTCGAAGGTCAGTTCCAGCGTAACTTCCGGCTGTACCTGCTTGACGAAGCTGAAGTACAAATACCCGTCTGCCGTGTAAACAGGAATCCAGCCGGTATTGATGCTCAGGCTCATTCCCAAAAGTTGATTGCTTACCTGCGTTGTCGCCGGGAACGCCTTCACATTGTCAATGTAAAGTTTGCCCTTGCTGAACAGGATTTCCTCAACTGTCGGGATGGCGATGTTCGCGGTGAACGTGCCAGGCTCAACCTGCCGCCCGACAATTTCCGCGCTCATCATCAACGCCTGCCCAGCCGAGCCAGTCAGCTGGATGGACCGCGCGAACCCGAAAGCGAACTCTTCCTCGCCCGCGTTATCCCCACCCTCGACTGTGTAAGTCGCAAGGTCGGTGGACGGCGTCATGTCGGTGGTCGCGCAAGGCATGGTGTAGGTGTACACGCCCGCGCTATTCGCGTCTGTCGTCGGGGTGACGTGCTTGATGCCCATCTCGAATAAATGCGGCAATTGTTCAAAAGTCGCCTCGACTTCGTCCAGCGTCAGTGACGCCTCGTACCGCGTGATGTAAGAGCGGTCCGAACCGGACAAAAGCCCGATATCCTCCACCGGGAACACCTGTTCGAGGTTGTCAGCGATAGAGCCTGTTCCGCGCCAGACAATATCCGCGTCCACTTTCGTGCCTTGTGTCGTTTCCTTGCCGAGTTGAATTTTCCGGCAAGCTTTTATTCCAGCCATTTAAGCCTCCTTGCTGATTGAATCCGCCGGCTCTTGCGCCTTCGGTTTACGATAAACTTCGGCGTACAGTCCGCTTCTCAACAGCCGCTCAACGCCGTATAACCTTGCCTCAATCGCGGATAAATCCCGCGCTGGCACGCCCGTAAGGAACGAGCCCTTGCCGATATATTTAAGTCTCAATGTCTCCTCCTCGCGGGAGCTTTCAACTCCGCGTCCAGCACGTTACCGATGTGCCTGGTATAGCGGTCGATCGTGGTAAGGCGCAAGTAACCCGCCCCATCCACCGCATTATCCAGCACTTTGTCATCACTCATTGCCTCTTTGTTCTGGCGTAGAATTTCGACCAGATTTTCAGCCTTGCAGATAAACTGGCAGTGATGCGCCACCGCGTAGGCCTGCTTGCCCTGATACGTTATACGCTTGTCCATGTCGCCTTTCGTGTAATGCACATGGAAGTCCCACTCGCGCCCAATCGAAGTGCAGAAATCCCGATCCCATTGCTCTGGAATAAACTTGCCCTCTTCTAGCACGGCATATCTTCGCGCCCAATCCAACGTAGTCTTATTGCCCCACCGCATTTGAGTACGAACAGGCCAGCCGCTCACTTGCCCCACGTTCGGGAATTGGCGCATCAATTCGACCGATGCTTTGAACCATGAAGGGTAGTAATACATATCATCATCCGCCAGCCCGATGATCGTGTTAGGCGGCACTATCCGCAACAGTCCAGCCCGCGCGCTTGTCAGCCCTACGTTCGGACCCAACACTGCGCCGTCCGGCTTGTACTCGTCCAAGAGCCAATCGCGGAACTCTTGGCACGATCCGTTATCCCAGATCAGAATGTCGCAATCCAGCCCAGCGTTCTCGCGCATCGTTGTCAATGAAGTTTTTACCACCTCGAACCTGTGCTCGTGGTAGCCTTCAAAGTTTGGTAAATGGACCACCGCGCTTGCCACGTAAGGCTTATATCCAGTCGCCAGCGCGTGCCGGTTCGGGTTTATTCCGATTCTCATACCTCGACCTTTCCGAGCACGATCAGCGTGTCCGCCCTCGCCACTTCTACCCACTCCGAATCGCTTTCCAGAATCTCGTCCACCACCTTCTGCACGCCAGGGTGACGTGGCGAAGCGTAATCGTGGAATAGGACGTAATCCGGCGTAAGTTTCCTGACGTTCAGCCAGTCCTGCTTGCATCCATCGTAAGAGTGCGCGCCGTCAATCAGCACGACTCTCGGCATCAGCCCTTCCGGCAAGTTCAATGGGTGCGAGTTCTGCACCATGACTGTGACCCGCTCGTCTACCTTGAAGCGTTTCAAGTTTTCCTGCACCTTCTTCAAAGTCGGAATCTTGTGGTCAGCCACCGGATCCCCGTTATCCCAGTACCCGCCCTCCATCTTGTCGATGGAATAAACGTGCCCGTGCACCCCGTTGTTGATCTTGGCGCGTGCCGCCAATATCGCGGTCCCGCCCCACAAGCATCCGATTTCCAAATAGTCGCTGTCCAATCCGGCGAACTTGTAAAGCAGGTCGCTCTCGTCGTGCGTTATCAGTGCCAGCCTTCCAACGATCTTCTTGTTGATTTCATCGTGCAACTGTGCGCCAGTAATCACAACATGCTCCAATCTATAAAGTCCCGTTTTATTTTGTAATACCCATCCGCGCCATACTTGCGGTTCAGCACTTCCACCGTGTTCGCGTAAGCCAGCCTACTCCGCTCGTCCGCGCTCATGTTCATCCGGTTCATCGAATAGCCGATGTTCGTGGTTTTCCTGACCACAGCGTCCTCGCATACCCATAGCGTCCGCCCTGCCTTGCGTGCCAGGTAGCAGGTCTCAAGGTCAATACCCCACGCGTAAATCAGTTCAGGATCGAAGCGTCCAATGGAGTCGAACCAGTCCGCGCGGTACAGCGATGAGATGTTGTCAATCATCCACGTCTCGCGGCAGCCCTTGCCCCCGCGCGTGATGAGATGCTTCCACGCCGTCACCGTCTCAGGCGCGAGCGCGTTATGCACCCCAACCGCGTTCGGGTCATCTGCCAGCTTCTGCACCATCGGGGTCAGCGGGTCATGCGATATCGGCTCGTCAAACGCGGTGCTGGTTATCAGAAACCAATACGCGAAGTAATCCCCGCGCAAAGTGGAGAGCCCCGCCAGCCATCCGCCGGTCGTCTGAACGTTGCTGTCAAGCGCGAGCGTGGTGTACTTTGACGGCGGCACGATGTCGCTCCCGTTATCCACCACGACAATATCCACCGGGCTTTTCACGTTCTTGCGGATGTAAGTAACCAAAGCGTCCGTCCGCTCCGGCATGTTGTAATTCGTGATTATCGCGGCGGTTTTCAAGCCTGCACCCCAGCCTCCGCCAGCACCTTGACGGCTTCAGCACCGCCAGCCATGCGCTCGTTCTGGTCGTGAACGTTCATCAAATACTTGCTTTCCATGCCAACCCCGGTCAGCAAGCCAGCCTTCCCCACTGCCTTGACGTATTCCTCAACCAGCGCCAAATACTCGTCGCACCGCCGTCCCCTGTACTCGCGCGAAGTGGCAGTTTTGAGTTCGTCCTCTTTCGCTTTCAACGCGTCGGAGGCGGTCTTGATGTTGTGCTGGTGCGCCGTCCAGGCATTAGTGGAGTTTGCCATCTCGCCTTCGTAAACCTGCCGGCTAATGAAGTAAGTACCTGACTCCGCCTCCATGACCTTGCACGCTTTCAGGTGGCGCATGTCGGTCTGGATCGCGCCGTCCAGAATGTTGAACTTGTGAGCAAGTTCAGCCTGACGATTGACCATATTTTCGAGTTTATCCACGCCGGCTTTGTAATCAGCTCGGAACGCTTCTACCGCGTCAATAACCGCCGATTTTGCCCGCTTGTAGACTCCCAGAACCTCTTTAGCCTCCGCGCTCAACGCCTTGACGCGCGCCTCGAATACTTCCAATTTGATTGTGACATCGCCATCGTATCCGTAAAGCGGGGACTGAAAGAACTGCCGGGAATGAAAATCAACCGTTATTCCGCGCCCGTAGGCAACCCCGCACCAATACGCCACGCCTGGTCTCTGGTGCGCATATTCGGTGTTCGTTTCCATCTCAACGCCGTAAAGCTCAATGCGCTCGTAACGCTTGTAAATCGCATACGCCAACGCGTAAGCAACTGAGCTGGTGTAATACTCCGGCGCGCCCGAAAACTCGCGCTTGATTTCCTCAAGCGGAAAGCGGATAGACGCCGGGACGTCCTCATACTCATCCTGCATCAGTACAGGAATCGAGGTGCTTTTCAGCCAATCGTAATGCTTGGAGTCGTTGCGGTTCGTGACAGACCGCCAGACCACCGGCTTGTGAAGCTGAATCACATAATCCGCGTGGGCAACTGCCCCGCGCGAAACCATCTCGTTGAACACGAACACATCGCAATCGGTTCGGGTCTGGTCGAACTCCCCGAAGGTTGCCTGGTGCATCCCCAAAATTACAGCAGTCTTTTTCAAAGTATCCTTTCTACTTACGTTGTCGGGTTCTCGCGGAATTTGAGCGGGATGCTGAAGCTAACCATCTGCGTAACCGCCCTGTCCCATTGCGCGGGCGTGACGGTGAAGCTGACCGGAAAGATGATTGTGTCCACCTTGCCGTTCAGGGTCGGGTCGCCAGCCAGCCGCTGCAGATATTCAGGGATGATGTTATTGAGCTGCCCGTAAGCGGATTTCATCGAAACCACGCGGTTGACGTGGATATCCACGTTCACGGTCAGCAGAAGCCGGGCGGTGGTACTGTCATCCACCGAACCCGTCCCGCTCGCGATGTAAGCAATTGCGAGGGGTAGAACAGAAGCGTCCTCAACCGGGTAGGACGGCGCGCCCCTGACTGTTTCCGAAGTAATAGCAAGCGCGTGGTATTGCAGCCGCGCGATAGCGTCATCAATAATGCTCATCTCATCACCAGCCCGTCACAGCGTTATGCAAGCGGTAAGGCGCGAGCAGCATCTTGACGTCCGGGTCCAACTCTTGCGCGTAAATCATCTCGCCCAGGTTGGCGTTCACGCCGGCGTCCTGGTAGCCTTGCTTCGCGCGCATAAACCAGCGCATCGCTTGAATTTTGCACGCCTGCTTGACATCTGCCGGTGGGGTTAGCGCGTAGCCCCAAACTCCAGTTATCTTCACGCCCTTCTGGGTTGTGCCCCAATTGCCCTTACTGCCAGCGTCGTTATCCACGATTAGCTTTTCATAAGGGGTGGTATGGTAGGGGTAGGTATAAAAATCAGTATTGAGCGTCCAGGTGGTGTAATCGCTTGCTGCCCGTCCGCCGGATTCACTCACAGCCAGCGAAGTCAGCGAGAGCAGCGGGTCAATCCAAAGCTGGTCTTCGCCGTTTCCGTCAAAGTAGCGCGTCTGCGCATCCGTGGTCGGGTAAAAGCAGTTCTCGAATCCGCCCACGTACTTGTCAATCAGCCGGGACGCGGCGGTTATCATCACGCCGATTGCTTCGTCGTAAGTCTCGTCGGATACATCGAACAGCGGACTATCCGGGATGTCCGATTTCAATTCCAGCACGGTCGCGTAATCCGCCATAAATACCTCCAGAGTTGGGGAGCGGGTTTTGAAGCCCGCCCCCGTCAGTCAAACTTAGGTGCTTGCGCTGATGTGTTCAGCCTGCGGGTAGCGGTCCTCAATCAGACCGACCACGCCGACGGCATAGTTGGTCGCGTTGTCAACGCCGGTGATGCTCACCCGCACGCCAGTCGCGTCCGAGTCAAGTGCTTGCACAGAAGCAGGATCAACGTCGATCAAAAGCGCCATGTTGTCATTCGTGCCAACAACGGACAAGCCAGTCGCGGCGCAAGTGGTGGGATCGCCCCAGTTGTCGTCTGTGCCAACAGCACCGGAAAGCCGGTAGACAAACGGAATCGAGGTGTCATTCGTGGTGGTCGCGCCAACGTTCGTGGTGGCATCAACCGTGATAACCATGTTGTTATCATCCGAAGTCATCGCGCCCCAGGTCACCAGGAAGCTCAGCCAATTGGCGTTTTTCAAACTCGCGGCATAACTCTTGACTGCCGTGGTGGTCGCTGCGGGTGCTAACAGCGGGACGATATGAAGTTTTTCAGCGTATCTCGCCATCACTCACCTCCGATTAAGTGGATGCCGCGAGGGCAACGAATGGGCTCACCGTGTTACTGCCGTCATAGGCAGTAATCGCGGCGTTGAAATAAGGCGCGCCATCAACGCGGTAAACAAAGCGGAAGCAGGTCTCGTCATAGTCGAACTTGACGTGGATGCTTGACGCGGCTTCAACACCGGCTTTTGTAATCAGCGCGTAGGCTGATGGCGATGCGAGCAGGATGTCGCCAGCCGTGCCCAGGTTCGGGCAGTATTCGTTTTCGATAACTGGACGTCCGAGCAGAGTTCCGTAAGGAACGTCGGGGCGCACAGAAGGCGCGTACACCGGCATCTGTCCGATGGTCATGTTCAGCAATTGCGGATATACCGCCGGGTTGACAAACCAGACGTAATCGTTGAAGCCCGGCAGACGCCGCGCCCACATCCGACCCACATCGTAGGCGTCAATTTCTGACGCGTCCGTGCGCGTGGCTGAAACCAGCGCGCCGCTCTGCAGGATGCCCAAAGGCTTGCCTACGCCGTCGCCGTTGATAATCGCGGCTTCGACTTTGAAGCGCAGCTCATTCGGGACTTCGTTGGCAATCCAGCTTTCCAGCGCGGTCGCATCAGCCAAAAGCTCGTCGGTCGCATAGCAAAGCGCGGCAACTTTCTTGAGCTTCAGGTCAATCTGGCGGAACTTCGGCTTGCTTGCAGTTTTCTGCGCGGCTTCAGCCAGCCAGTAGCCTTGCACACCGCCCATGCGAGAACCATCCGCACGGGATGTTTCGTCAATCGCATTGATGGTCAGGCTGTTGCCGGTGACGCGAATGGGATTGAATTGACTCAGTACAGAGCCGACGCCCCACATCGCCTGGAATATTCCGCTGGCAATCTGCGGGGGAAGCAGGTATCCGCCCTGGGATGGAGTCGCTTCATTCAACCCCGTCGCTTTGAAGGCTGACAGCCGAGGCTCTTCCTGTCCGGGATACATCGCGGCGGTCTTTACAGCCTGGAAAAACTCTCCGGCGGTAAAGGGCTTTGATTTCAGCGAGCGGTCGGTTTCGTCTTCGGTAACCTCAACGTCGTACCCGCCGCGCACTTTCGGCTGTGAATCCGTGTAAGCCTTGACGGCTTCGGCGGCAGCCTGTTTTACAATCGCCTCGATGTCAATCGGGGGCGAAGTCTTGATTTCTTCTGCCATGATTTCCTCCTCATGGATAGTTTCCAGAACGGGCTCATCTGCCTCGTCTGGATAAATTGACTTTATTGGGATTGCGGAATTGCGATGCTCGGCCGGCGATTTCGTCAGCGTTGCCTCAGCCAGCGGCCATGTCTCGATTTTCGTGCCACCCGCGCCCGCACTCTTGCTCACAAGCGAACCGGCCGCCTGACTTGACCAGCCCAGCTTCCCAGCTTCGGCCAGCTTGTAAATCATTTGTTCGTATTCGTCCCGGAGTTCAAGTTGCCCCTCGAACCACAGCCCGACATCATCGGTTTTCAGGATTGTCCCCTTGCCGATTTTCCGGCTTTTGATAACCGGATCGTAGCCGTGCTCATAGTAGACAGGCAGGTTCGCGCCAATCTCAACGCCCAGGTCGGTATCCGGCGTGAAGTAATCGCCGTCCAGGTCTACATCGCCGGGTTGCCCCCAACGAACCAGATACCCGCCAACCTTGCCGCTTCCGAGTGCTTTTACCGCGTCCCCAAAATAAACCAGTGTGTCTTTTTCCATGACACCTCCCTTAACGACAAAAAGCCAAAGAGAACGCTCAATTGCGTTTATTCGGCTTCAGAACCCTCTGACCACCCGGTCACCCGCCGCAGCACCCGCCGCCCACGAACAACCTGTATTCAGTTGTCTGACTAACTAATCCTCGCTCACCTCGCGCTGTAAAGCGTCCGTGATGCGTGTGATTACTTCGTCCCCGTGCTGTTCAATTACATCCTGAACCGTCACCCAACCCGTCTGCTGGTGGTATTGCGTCTGCTTTTCAGCATCCTGCACCAGTCGGGCGTATGGAACGCTCGTGCCAATTGTCGCGCCCCAACCGGAGTTCGTGCTTCTCACAGTCCAGGATTGCCCCAACTTGTGCGATTGCACCGCTGCCCCGCGAATATACGGGACGGTTATGTTTCCAGCTTTCAAGTGGTAAAAGAACCCTGCCCGCATTTTCTGAGCTTGCGGACTTTTCCCGTAAAGCAGCGGATTTTTGCCGCGCCTCACTCCGGGATATTGTTTGATAAAACCTTGTAAATAGATTGCGCTTTGATGGACTTGCGCCTTGACGCGCTTCATGCTTTCCAAAGACTTGAGCTTTTTCAGCAAGTCTTCCATGCCCTCGATGCGAATTTTATAATTCGTGTTTGTCATGGTTTTACATTGTCCGCGTAATCGTAAATCACCCAGCACCGACAGCGCGGATGCGCCGGCGGGAACATATTGTCCTGAATCGGTTTGCCGTGCCGTGGACCGCATAGCGGGCACACGCGTTCATCGTTGGAAGTCTGCCAAATCGGGACCATCTGCACGCCGCTCTCGCGGTTCAGCGCGTCCATAATTGCGCGTTCACCTTCCACCGACGCCCTGGTCGTTTCGGTTATCGCGATCATCTCCGCGCGTATCGGACCGTATGTGCTTTCAAGCATCCCGCGCAATTTGCCCAAATCCCACCCGTCCGTGTAGAAGCGAGGGATGATTTCCTGCAAGGCACGCCTGGAAACGTCCGTGATGCCGTGGACCAATTCGTAGGTGTATTGACGTGCCCAGCGCACGGCGTTCGTGTTTATCAGCGTCCAATCAACCCCGATGCTGATTGTGTCAAGCATTGCCGCCGCTTGCTGAACAAAAGTCTCGACCAACACCGGCTCGATAGCTGATTGAAGCGAACGCCAGCTGTTCTGCCAGTATTCGTCATTCACGCGGGACAGGTCGGGCGGGTCACCCAGCAAGCGCAAGAGCTTATCCAATTCAGCGCGTTGGTTGGATGTAATCACCCGTGCCAGCTTGCGCTCAAGAGCCGCGCGGTTCAGCGGTATCAGCTTCACGAACGCCGCCGCCTCGCCCGTCAATAGCGGGATAATCTCTGGCTTGCGTTCCGCGCTCCTGTACAGCGCGTCAAGCACTAATTGCTTCACTTGTCTCCGCAACCGGCGCAACCGCCTCAACCGCCCTGTTCAGCGCGTCAGCCAACGCCTTGAGCGCGTCATCGTCATCATCCCGCGCGTTCATCTCAAACGCCCGCTCGATATCCTTCTCCGTTCGGCACTCAGGCAACCGCTCACGAATGCCGCCCGCTAATTCCTCCGGGATGGTCTTGCACACCCAGGGGAAGTCAAGCGACTTCCCCTGCTTCAGCTTGCGGAAGGCGATATCCTGCCAATGCTCAAGCTCGCGAAGCTGCTCAATCGTCAGCACGGTCGGCAAGCTTTTCTCAGGCTCTTCCACTTCCGGCTCCTCCGCCAGCTCTGGTTCAGGCTCGGGTTCAGGCTCAGGCTTAGGGTCAAGCGCGGCGTACTCCACACCTTCCGGCAGTTCAATGCCCAGCACTTGCGCGGCGACGCTCGGTTTCATGCCCGCCCCGACATAAGCCGCGTATGCGCTCGCCCGCTGAGCTTCCTCTTCCTGCCCGCGGTCGGTTGCCTCCGGGCGGAACTCCCAGCGCAAGCCCATCGGCGCGAATAGTTTCGCGTTCAGTTCCCCTTGCACAAACATCAGCCAGGGCACAACCGTGTCGCGGAACCAGACCGCGTACTCGGTCTTGGCAGTGGCGTAATTCGCGGAGTTCGAAAGCAGAAGCGACAACGGCATTCCAGCCGCCATCGCGATATCCGCCAGCTTCTCATCGTGCAATTTGGACCCGGTCAGGTTATCAATACCATCCCCGATAACCTTGACATCCATCGTGTCAGCGGAGATCACCTTGCCCAGGTACTTGTACCAGCCGTGAACTATCTTGTCCCATACGCTTTCAATCTTTTCGCGTTCCTCGCGCGTCTGAACGCCGGAGACTTGCAGCAACGCCGGCTTGATACCACCGCGTTGAAAGAAATTTTGCACATAGTAATCGGCATAGAACAGAACGCCAGCAGCCGCCATCAACGCGCGAAACTCGCTGTTATCCGAAGGCAGAAGCTCGGTGGTATGGTCGAGCCGCCACATCCAGAACACTCGCCCGTCTTTCAGCGTGTAATCGCGCGTCTCAGAGCCAATCTGCCGCTTGAAGCCGGTCAGCCCGTTCCACTTGTCCACAATCGGCGTGATGCTCGTTGGCACGATATAGCGCAAGCGTGAGCGTTGGCGCGCCCCGTCCTCAAGCAAGCCATACGCGGAGTTCGTCATGAACAGCGAGAGACGCCAGAGCCGAAGCAGTTCGCGCGGGTTCTCCATGAACCCGATTGTGTTCTGCCAGCTCTCGCTGTTATCAACTTCCTTATCCCCGCGCATAATCGCGAAGGGAACGTTGGCGGCAGCGTCCGCTGTCATGTTCGCGACCCGGTACACCGCCGCAACGCGCGAGTAAAGCTCCTCGTCGTTGGTCTGGTCGGGTTTGCCGGTTATCCAGTTCCAGGCGGAGTCGGGATACTGCGGTAAGTCAATGTTCTTTACAGTCGCGCCGTCAGTATAAAAGTGTAAAGTCTTCGGCATCCTTTCTCCCTAATCGTATGAACTGAAGAACCAGCGGTCGGTTGATAACCCATTCCAGGCAATCGCCAGCGACATAACACAGTCATCGTGCATTCCGTCCGGCGCGGAGTACGTGAATGAACCCGACGGCGCGCGCTTGCTCTCAAAGCTCAATAATTCCCCAATAAGCACCGGATGGTTCAGCACCTTAATCTGCGCGTTCTCAAACGCCGCTTGTAAGCTCTGGATAATCGCTTGCTTCGTCGCGCTCGTGGTCGTGAACGGCACGATAACCAGCCCGCGCGTCACCAGTTCGTCAATCACCGGCCGCCCGATGGAGTTCGCCTCAACCGTCATCGCGCTCAGCCCGTAGCGGTGGTATACGCTCTCCAGCCTGTCAATCAACACCGGATAATCCACGCGGTTGAACCGGTCAAGATAAACCATCTCTTTCGTCTCCGCGTCCAGCACGCTCACAACCGTAAAATCTATGCTCGAAGCCACGTCCACGCCAGCCACGTACTGCCTGCCTGCTTGCGGCTCTTTCGGGTCCAGCACCGCCGCCTCTTGCACCCGCCGAAACACACCGCCCTGGTCGTCCACAAATTCGGCAAGGTACTCCTGCCTGAATATGATTTCCGGCAAGTCACGCCGGGCAGCCTCAATTTCGGTTGGCTGAATGAACGGGTTAGCTGCCGTCGGGAATTGCCACGACTGCCAGCCTTCGTCACCTTGCAACCCGCGCTGATAGATTTCCCAAAACCAATTCCGACCCTTCGGCGTGCTGATAAATAACGCCTTGCCCTGCCTGTCTGATAACGCCGGGCGGATCGCCTCCGTCCACGCCTCGCGCTGCATAAACGCGCACTCGTCCATCACAACGAAGTCCAACCCTTCACCGCGTAGCGAGTCGGGATTGTCCGCTGATCTCACAGCCACAAAACCGCCACCTGGAAGTGTAACCATCCTATCTACCAGCCTAACCTCTGCATTCGGTATTTTGCGCGCAATTTGCCGCAACGGTCGCCAGCCGACTTCGCTGGTCTTATAACTCGGTGACACCCACCAAGCCCGTCCGCCTTTGCTTGCGGCATCCAGACACTCATTGACTCCCAACCGCGTCTTGCCCCACCGCCGTCCAGCAGATAGGACTTTGAAGCGTGCATCGCTGTTATGGACTTCGAGTTGCCCTGCGTGAGGTTGAGCATCAATCGTTGTTCTCTGCATCCCACTTCACCACAACCGCGCCACCATCCGCGCCGGTGACTTCCTGCCGCTCTACGTAGCCGCGATGCTTGCCGATGGTCTTGAGCGTGAAGATTATCGCGGTGATGTTGCCTTTGCGCACTTGCTCGAACAGCGACCCTTCCGCAAGGTCAAGCAGGCTCTCGCGCTCATCGCTCACTGCTTGCGCAACGGTCGGATATCGGTTCACGTAATTGTGCAAAGTCTGGCGCGCGCAACCCAATTCCTTAGCAGCCAACGCAAGAATGCCGCGATTCTTTTTGACCGCAGCAATTACTTCCTCAACCGTGAATTTGCTATTCGCTTTTGACATTCTCTTTTATGTGTCCAATAACACAGGTTCTCCACCCGTCACATCCACCCACCGTTGAA